CTACACCGAAGAACAAAAAGAAAAAATTGCAAGGATTGAGAAGATGACGGGGCTACCCATAGACACCCTGCTTGACTACAATGAAAATATCAAGACTTCTCGCAAAGCCCCTGACAACCGAGTCTGCCTCTGCGGTCACTCGGTCAATGCCCACAATGCTTTTGAGGGAGTTGTTGACTGTCGCCCATCTAAGTACCAATGTCCTTGCAAGAAGTTGAAGCCAGTTCTCCAAGTTGAGAACCTACGAATCTTTATCCGTAGAACTTCAGCAGATACAAGAGGTCACGCCCTAACCCTAGGTATGTTGGAATCCATCAAAAGAAACTTCAAGTTTGAGTGGCTGATAGATGTTGCTTGCGATAGATGTGGAGAGACCGATGGTCGTATCGGACCTTGTGCTGTAAGCAAGGACGGAATCATTTCCTACACCGCAACTGGCTATGATGCAATGCTTTGCCAAAACTGCCAAGACCAATGGAGATAGAATGAAAAGAGAAGATTACGAGAATCTAGTCCGAGAGCGTCTTGTCGGAATGATGATGGAGCAACGCCTTAGCCCAGACACAATGATGGATGCAATGGCGGCTGTCTCTGAAATGTTCCAGCAGTACCAACACGACTTGACAGATGCCTTGATTGTATTAGTCAAGAAGTGGGAAGAAAGTTTCCCTGATGGTTCTGAGAAGTTCTATGAACTAGGACTTCGCCATGCGATTGATGTGGTCAAAGAAATTCCAGAAGGTGAAATACATACAATGGAACAGGACTACAGAAACTTTGACCGCAAGGTTACTTCTGAAGATTATAAGAATCTATCCTAGTTAAATAGAAAAGCAAAAACACTTTTTTTATATATTTTAAGATTTTTGCTGGACAAAAAATCTATAGGATAAACGGTTGAAATCGTGCGTAAACCGCTGATTTTTGGAGACCCCTCTTTATGAAAGGGTGGCTAGATATCAGCAATCTAAGAAAAATCTTTCCGCATCATATATGTCAGAATGATGTTTAGTGCGAGAACCTTCCATCTCGCCTTTAGGAGATAACGATGTTCGACAAGAAATTCTTGACGGCAACTTTCGAGCGTGCCATCAAAACTTTCGTACAAACCTTCCTTGCTTTGGCAGGAACAGATGCGGCTGGCTGGATTACTGTAAACCAGACCGCTTCAATCAAGGTGGCTGGTTCAGCAGCCCTACTTTCAATCCTTACTTCATTCGGCTCGTCTTCCTTCGGTAAGACAGGTCCTTCACTGGCAGGGGAATCAACCGAGACAGAACTCGTAGTTGTTCCAGCACCAGCGAAGAAGGCAGCGGCAGCGAAGAAGAAGAGCAACTAGCAACAACTCAGTTTGGCGTGTCCGTCCCTGGATAAAAAATAATCAAAAATAATTTCCTGGGACGGCACGCCTTTTTAAGGAGCAAAAAGTAAAAATGATTTATGACCCCCTTTCAGATGACGAGGACAAGGACAAACAACTTCCTGACATTAGTCAGCCGTTGGACCTACGACCTGACCTCTCTGAGATTGGGCTGCTTGAACATGAGAAGGGCGTGGTTCAGGACACCTATGAGAACCGTGCTGTCCTGCGTCAAGCCAACTTCAACTGGGATTATGTCTACGACCAACTAGGACACCCAACGGGTCTCATCGCAGCCCGCTCAAAGGAATCACAAAAGTCCCGCCGCTTGATGGGACTGAGCGAGCGCCGGCCGCTGTTGATGGACCCAACTAGCAACAACTCGGACTTCTTAACGGGCCTCGACCTAATCATAGACGAAGCGGCGTGCAAAATCACCCCACCGTGGGTTATCGGCGCGACTCGTAAATGGGTAAAGGAGCAAGAGGCTGGCGGAGCAAAGCCTGGCAAGAAACCTGCCAGTCTACCACACCGTTGTAAATTTGTCAAGCAAGATGGAATCCGTTGCCTACTCTGGTCATCAGGGCTCGTAACCGATGACGGCTTGTGCCGAATCCATTTGCAGAATAACAAGCGCAAGGCTGGCCAGGATGTAGAGAAGGCCAGAGCAAAACTAATGCAGTCTGCCCCATACGCTGTAGATGTCCTTGAGGAACTAATGGAAACCGCTCAAGGTGAACCGACACGACTCAATGCTGCCAAGGAAATCCTTGACCGTGCTGGCGTGCGAGGCGGCGTGGAGATTGATGTGCAGGGCGAGGTCTCCCTACGAAGTCCAGCCGACATCTTGAACGAACGACTTCAACGGCTTGCCCAAGGAGCAGCAAACATGGCTGCCCAGATTGAAGATGCAGAAGTTATTACTACTCAACCGAACCAGGAAACGGGAACCGCTGAAGATGACCACAAGTAACAACAACTTAGAAGAGTTAGCGGCCCGCCTGGTCGAACGGATAACCGAAGATATTAAATATGCTACTCACCGTGAAGAGCACATACGAGTAACGGCTCGTGCTAACGAAGCCGCTGAACTTCTTGATGCAATCAGAACGGCGAGCGCTAACGGAGTTATTAACTAAACTAACTACGAGTAGTAAGTTTAGTAAATAACTTAGAGTTTGTCAAGTCGAGAACCGCTAGTAAAAAGTAAAAAGCGGCAAGGATAGAGCGAGGAAAGATTAACCGTGGACATGGAACAAGTACTAACAAGTTGCTTCTGGTGTGGTCAGTCATATGACCGTTCCAAAGACAACTGCCCGAACTGTGCCTTCAAGCAGGAGAAGGTTCTTCCAGCAGAAGAACGGCGAGCCAACGGCTGATGCTGAAGAGGGCCTGCCCGTGTCGAAAAGTTGTTGGTAGTTGCAATGGCGGCCAGGTAAACCGCAGCATCATAATGTTCAGAGTCTTGTAGTATTAGTACAGGGCTAATGTCAAAGGTGTACACATAATGTTCAAACCGCTAGCGCAGTTCATAAGCGTAACCGCTGTGATGCTTTTTGCTGTCGCAAAGTTTTGTGAGTTCCTTAACCGCTAGTTCGAGTCGGACAGTAACCAGGCGTGGACAGAAAAAAGTTGTTTGTAGTTTGTATTAACCGCCGCAGCGGCTCGAAACGGCGAGCGCTTGAAACCGCCACCCGGGTGGAGCGCTGAGCCCCTGGCTAAAGTTGTTTGTAGTTTAAGCGGCACGGGCGCGGCCCGCTCCAGGTAACCGTAAGCAAAAAGTAAAAACGTGCAACCGCTGCTGTCTGGCCAGGTAACGGCTCGCAAGTTGTATGTAGTTGAACCGTGATGGTAATCCAACTCCAGTACCCGTAGTGGTAGTAGTAATACTCCTTATAAATAAGGAGTTATTACTACTACTGCCACTAACGGCAAGTACTGGCGGCGAGGATAACGGGCCAGGTAACGGCAAGGAGTTGTTGGTGGTTGAGGACCAGATGGCGGCGAGGTAACCGCTTCGTATGTTGTTCACGCAAAAAGTAAAAGCGGCGAGGATAGAACCGCCGCTGCGCTTAACCGCTGTGAGTTGTTTGTAGTTGCCTGACCAGGTAAGCCAGAACGTTGATGCTGTTCAACCGTTGACAACTTGCGTTCTTGGGACTAGACTCGCTTTCGCAACTCCGTTGCGAAAGTAAACCGCAAACAACTTGCGATGTTCAAGGGCCTCGACTCCAGGAATCAACCGTGCTTGATTTGACACACGTCTTGAGGACTGTCTATAGTACTGATGTCGCAAAGCCTTGGTACCTGCTGACCTTTCTCGCGGTACTTCCGTTCGGGCTTGGTTCAAAGGGTGGTCCCCGCCTTTGGCGCAACACGGGGACATTATTTTTTTTTGACCTACGACTTGACAAAGTGTCACGAGTATGGTTAGATGTATTCACAACCAAAGAGAAAGAAGATTCACATGGCTGTAAAAATTATGGCGCCCGTCAACTGCGACTTCTGCGGCGACACAGCAAAATACGATGCACGCACCAAGATGGGTCCTTGGGCCTATCAATGCCAAAGTTGTTTTGATGTGCATGGCCCTGGCCAGTTGGGCACGGGCTTCGGCCAGTTGTTGATGTTTGACAATTCGCTGTAATGCTGCTAGTTTGTAACCAACCTAAGAGAAAGTGAAATGATGAAAGCAAAAGAAGCATTAGAGATTATTCTCAAGTTAGACAAAGAAGAACTTATCTCGGCAAGCATCGTTGATAAGTCAGATGTAGAGGCTGACCTAGGTTACGAGATTACTGATGAGCAATGGCAAAAGTTTGTTGATGCCTATGAGACTGATGAAATCTTGAATGACCAGCGTGCACTTGCCTGGATGGATGCACTACAAATAATTCGTGATGAGGTCGAGGGCTGATGGCAAAAATTACGGCAGGCATTACCTTTGAATTTGATTCCGAACAAATCAATGCGGATAGAGAAGAACCTATGTCCGAACAAGAATTACTTGACTATGCGGTTGAATGTTTTGTTGATGACATTTATTCGATGGTTAAGTACAACGAACTGCACGGCGCGGTTCGTACAACCATAGAGAAGGGAAACTAAAGTGGGTCAATACCATGTGCTAGTAAATTACGACAAGAAGGAAACCGTAGTGCCACACGCACTCGGCTTGGGTCTCAAGCAATGGGAACACCTTGGAGAGTTCAACGGCACGCTTGCCGATGCTCTTTATGTTCTCACAATGACAAGCCCTAACCGAGGCGGGGGAGACTTACCTGCCTCACCTATTTCAGGTCGCTGGGCTGGTGACCGATGCTTCGTCTACGGTGATTACCCCGAGGACTCTGACTTGCCTAACATTCCTAACGGTGGCTCGCTACCGATTGAGGGCGAGGGCTGGACTGACATTAGCGATGAGGTCGCTGATGAACTCGGCAAGATGTTTGGCTTCCGTATGGAAGGTGATGGCTGGAAGCAACGGGTCTATCCAGTAGACAAAGCAATCTAAGACTCAAATAAAAGAAACGGCTCGCCCTTACTGGGCGGGTCGTTTTTTATTTAACGGCTCGCCCTTGCTCTGAGTTCCGCCATCTGAGTTCCAACGGGAAGTTGTTTGTAGTTCCACAGCGATGCACTGCTGCCGCTGCACGCTGTAGTAATCCAGAAGTTGTTTCGATGTTGCCAAGAAGACCGTGCACATTTTTACTTTTTGCTTGGGATTTACGCTCGTCTAGTAAAAAGTAAAAACTTGCAGATGTCCGCCAGATGTCCCCGAAGTTGTTTGTAGTTGTATGCAAAACGAACGCCGGTCGAACCGAACACGATTTGACTTTACAGGGATTTACTGTAAAATAGTTGCTATGAACGGGAAGAAACTGATAGAGAAGTTTGTTAGAGGTCGTAGCGGTTATGTGCTGAACCAAAAGGCACACATCTTCAAAGACAAAAGGACAAAGCGAAATCGGACAAGAGCCGAGCAACGCCGTAAAGCCATTGAAGAAGAAAAGTAATTGCTACTCTTGACAAAACCAACTAAACGAGTAAAATAGGAGTTATGAACACAAACACAGAGACGCAAGACGCAACACTACTTATCGCCAATGTTCAGGGGAAGTTCACTCCTGACATTTCTTTCGCTGGAATTACTAGCGGAAGTATTTTAGGAAGTGTGGAGAAAGTCCATACGCCAATGATTTCTAGAGAGGGCAAACGCTCTTTCTTCCAAAACATTGTCAAACTTCTATGGCTCAACGAGCAAAACGAAATTGTGGAAACCTATGGTTGCCTTATCTGCGGACAACAAGCCAATAACAGACAGGTCATTGGACACCACATTGGTCGTATTCACAACAACAAATCAGGTCGCCACCTAAAGGGGAAAGAGAAAGAAAAGAAAAATACCCCTGAAGATTTGGCAACACTTCTTTCAACAATGATTGCCGACTACAAAGAGAAGGCAGAGATGTGGGAGAAGCGAGCAAAGGTTGCGGAGAAGAAACTCTCTCAACTTGCTGACATTGAAAAACGAGCAAAGGTTGCGGAGAAGAAGTTATCTCAACTTCGTAGCGTGTTCGGGGTGGGGGAGTAATCCCCCACCTTCTTCCCCAAACCAACCAACCAAAGAGAAAGGAAACAAATGCCAAACTGGGTATTCAATCACCTCACTATTGAAGGTGATAACGAACAGGTTCAGAAAGCAAAGGAACAACTCAACGCACCATACACTCGCAACTATGCTGATGAAGGTGCAGTTGTTTTTAGTAATCCAGTATTTTCTTTCTGGAACATTATTCGCCCACCTGCGGATAAGTTAGATGAATACGAAGGTGTTCATGGTTACAAGGATGGAGAGCAACAGGGCAACACTCCTTACAACTGGTATAACTTCAACAATCGTGAGTGGGGAACAAAGTGGGATGTTGGTGTTTCCGACAATGTGAAATACTCCGACACTTCTCTTGAAGATGATGATGAAGGTCATTTGCGTTATCGCTTCGATACTGCGTGGTCTCCACCAACCTCTGCGATTGAAAAACTTTCAGAGCAACACCCTGAACTAACAATAACTTTGGCATACGAAGAAGAAGGTGGTTGGGGTGGAGAGATTGAGTTTCTTGGTGGAGTGGGAACTGAAATAAAGTCTTATGACGAACCAAACTCTCACGCCGACTATGTTGATAGAGACCAAGAAGATAGTTGCAACTGTGCTAATGAAGAAGACGAAAGTTATTGGTATGACGATTGCCCCGGCAAGAATAAAGTTATAGAACTACACGAAGTTCGTGATGTTCAGATTGTGAGTGAATAAATGTCAGTTTCATACTTTGCTATGGATGGAAACTATGGGGATGCGGATGGGATTGTTTTAGTTGAAACTTCAACTTTCTTGGAGTCCGAGTGGACAGAGATTGAGAACGCCTCTGACAACGAGCGAGCCACGCTCGCTATGGAGATTGCCGATAGGTATAAATCCACGCCTGACGACACGGAAAGTTTCGATTTGACAAAAGAAGAATAGTCGTGTAAATTAGTTCTTGTAAGTCAGAAAAAACCAAACAGAAGGGAAACAAATGCTTACAAAAGAAAAGCCAGTTCAGGGTATTGGCGTGTATGCCGAGTTCCGCAAGCCGGGGCAGGTTATGCAAATCCTTATTACACCTGACGCTTATTCAAATACTGGACGACTTGCCCCAATGGGTTTCGTTCGCCGTATCGTAACACCTCATACACCAAAGAAACAATGGCAGGTTTCTCCACTTCGTTCAGCAGAATTGAACGAACTTGTAGAAAATGGCAAAACAATTTCAGATACAGAAAAAGAAGGTTTCGCTGAACTTCGTATGCGCCACGCTACTTCTTACTTTGACAATGTTCTAGCGCAGGGCTGGACTTTGGAAAAGAAGCCTATCCTGATTGAAATGTCTCGCTTTGACGCAGACGACATACTCGCAGGAAAGACACCTAACAAAATGTTGTATCGAGTCCACATTTCGAGAAAGGCTCTAGACTTTCCAAGTCTAGTGTAATAGGGATACCAAATGACAACAATGACAACAATGAAAGAGCGTTATGCTCACCTAAGTCCTAACTTGTCTCCGACACTTTGGGAAATGATTATAGATGTTGCTTCGCAAGGAGTAAATGAAAATGCTGGTCTAACACTAAACGCTAGTGTTCAGCCACAAGGTCGCTATGTTGAAAGAGCAGTTGGTGACGCAAGAGCCCCACGCAAGAAGGTTGTTATGACAAAGATTGAAGGACTTGGCGGTTCGGACGAATACCTTCGTCCTAATGGTGCTAAGTATGTTGCTCGCCTTTGGGGAGAACATCAAGATGTTATGACACTTCGCAACGCAAGAGAAGCAACAATAAAATCTGTTGTTTCAGGTGAAGGTTCTCCGCTATTCCCAATGCTTTATGGCGCACCCGGCACAGGTAAAACTGCGCTAGTTGAAGCCTCTTTCGGTGAGGAAGTTATCACTCTTCTTGGTAATGGTGACATTGAAGTTGCCGACTTGGTTGGTGGTTATGTCCAAACTCCAAGCGGAAACTTTGAGTGGGTGGATGGCGGTCTTATCAAGGCTATGGAAAATGGTTGGGTCTATTTCATTGACGAAATTGGTCTGATTGACACAAAGGTTCTTTCAGTTATTTATGGTGCTATGGATGGACGCAGAGAAGTAGTAGTAACTGCGAACCCTGAAAGAGGAACTGTAAAGGCTCACCCTAACTTCTTCGTAGTATCAGCAACTAACCCTAACGCTCCCGGCGTTCGTCTTAGTGAAGCATTGTTATCTCGCTTCTTGCTTCAAGTTGAAATGACAACTGATTGGAACTTGGCTAAGAAACTTGGCGTTCCAGCCATGATTGTTACTGCCTCACAAAATCTCTATCGCAAGATGTTGTCTAACGAAACTTCTTGGTGTCCACAAATGCGTGAACTTCTAGGTTTCCGTGACATAGCAACAACTTTCGGAACAGAGTTCGCAATCGCAAACTTGATTGCGAGCGCACCTGAAAGCGATAGACCAACTGTGGCTGATGTTCTCTCCCGAACCTTCGGGGCAGAATACAAGCCCGCCAAAATCTAAGTAAATCCCTTCCTTAGATTAGGCAATCGGGGAGTGGGCAGAGATTGGTTAGTGGTTTTTCCAACTCTGCCCCTTCCCACCTCATAACTTGACAGAATAGGGATAGTAGTATAGACTTACTATGTAAGTTGGTATGGAAGCCAACTTCGGAGAAAAGGAGAAAAAATTGGCTCACCTAAAGACAGGCGAAACCAAAGTTCAGGCAACAGACCCACAATGGTTGGGAGTAGGTCGTGACATTGGTGTTCTCGCAAATCGTTGGGCTTTGCGTGACGACTTGGTTGCTTATGTTGGTCCGGGTGCTGGTGGTCCGGCACCTGCCTGCTACACACCTGCAACTGCGGAGATTGAAGTAAATGTTGAAGTTGCTTTCGGTGCGGGAGTAAGTCCTGAAACTATTGGCGACCTACGCAAAACTTCTGCACAGTTCGAGTTTCCAAAAGCAACTGGTGCGATTATGCACGAAGCATTTCACGCTCGCTTCTCTAAGTGGTCTATGCCAAAGGCATACGCCGAACTAGAGCGAGATGAATACGAAGCACTCAACTTGTTAGAAGAGACTCGCATTGAGTATCAGGGATTGAAGGCTATGCCTGACGCACGACCTTTCCTTCGTGCTTGCGCTATGGAGATTGTTCTCGCTGATACAGAGGAAGGTCTTGAAACAAATACCCAAACACAATCACTAACTAATCTTGTTGGTCTTGCTCACGCAAGAGTGGACGCAGGTATCTTGGAAGCAGATGAAGTTATCAAACTTACAGACCTGATTGAAGACAACTTAGGTCTTGAAGTTGTTGCTAAGTTGCGCTCGCTTGCATACGATTTCCAACAACACGATAATCACTCTGACCTAACTGAAGTTTATCCAATCGCAAAAGAGTGGGCGAAGATTGTTCGTGAACTTGCTAAAGAGCGTGGAGACGATAAGCCAATGGGTAAGGGTTGTTTCCCAATGCCAAAGGAATTGGCTGACGCAATCAAGGACGCACTTGGCGAAGCAATCGCAGATGTTGCGGTAAATAACTTTGACGAACTTGCTGACGCAGAGCAATCTGAAGAATACAAAGAGCAAGCAAACGCAAAAGCAAACGAAGCAAAAGAGCGTATGGAAAACAAAGATGTTGCTAATGATGTTTTCCAAAAGACTTCGGGGCCGGGTGGCACTAAGTCTGCGTCACGACTTCGTGAGCAACGCCCTGCAACAACTGAAGAAAAGATTGCTTCAGTAAAGATTGGCAACTGGTTAGAGAAGGCTAAGTATCGTGAGCGAGATGTTACAGAACTTGTTAGCGAAACTCCGCCGGGTCGCCTACGCAGTAGAGCAATCCTTCAGCGAGAGGCACTTCGTTCAAGAGGTGTTATGGCTAAGGCAGAACCTTTCCGTAGAACAGTTCGCAAAATGACAGAGAACCCAACACTCAATGTTGGAATTATGGTGGACATTTCAGGTTCAATGGGAAGTGCTATGAACCCAATGGCGACAACTGCGTGGGTTATGGCTAATGCGGTCAATCGTATTCAGGGTCGTTGCGCTATGGTCTATTACGGAAATGATGTGTTCCCAACTCTCAAAGCGGGGCAGAAGTTAGAACAGGTAAATGTTTATACTGCTTCGGACGGAACTGAAAAGTTCGAGAAGGCTTTCAAGGCTTTGGATGGCGCACTCAACCTTCTACACGGAACTGGCGCACGATTGCTTGTAATCGTCTCGGATGGACAATACACAAGCGAAGAAACCAAGTTCGCTCGCTATGCGGTTGAACAATGTAAAAAGGCTGGCGTGGCAATCTTGTGGCTACCCTTTGACAATGGCTACAATGCGGTGGACATAGGAAATGGCTATGCCGAAGTTATCAAGGAAACAGGAAACCCTGCCGAGTATGCCGAAGTTATTGGCAAGGCTTGCGCTAAGGTTCTAACGAAAGTTGGACAGAGGGCGGTTGCCTAATGTTCTAAAAGAAGTCTTGGTTCGTGTGGTGCGTCCTTCCAAACGCAATTCAGTTCCACCACAACTGAACCTACGAACCAAGACCCCTAAGTGGGTGAAGCACCTTACCTTTTCTCGGTGCTTCACCTTCTAGGACAAATACAAAACGACAAATGACAGGAAAATAAAATGACGATAAAGGAAGTTAGTTTCGCACTTGAAAATTGGTTGGAAGGTGCGGACATAGAGTGGCACTTATCTTTCGAGCCTGACCTAGACAATCAGCAAGACGCTATGTTCTATCAAGGCTTAGGTGCTATCGCCACAGTTTCCTACAAACAAATTGCAGTAAAGATTTATTCGGATGGAGATTTGCGGGCAATCTATAAAGACCAAATACTTCGTTCAACTACTGATTTCTTTGACGCTGGTATTACAAATGATTTAGACCTTCGTAATGCTACTGAACTTGAATACGACATGAACAACTGGTTTGACTTGTATGCCTATGGGGAACACCTTGATTGTGTTGAACACACGATAGGCGAGGCGATTATGGTTGCGAGTGCTTATGTTCGTGAAGAGAGTATGAATATCGAAACCCTAGAGAACTTGACAATTTCGTAAGTTTATGTAATAATACTTCTAACCAAAGTAGAGAAAGGTAAAAAGTAAAAATGCACACTTGTCAGATTATGTTGGTAGAGGCAGAGGATGCTGAAGACGCACTCGACCAAGTTAAAGGTGCTATCACCTATGCGGAAGAGGCTTACCCTGCGTGGTCTGATTGGCATGAAATCGGCGGGCGTTGGGATGGCTTGTTCGAGGGCTGGGAAGAGACAAGAAATGTTCTTGGCTACGCAGAGAATAAACAACTTGCGGACGACATGGTTGAACACTTTCTTGGCAATCGTATTCAGACAATGCGACATTATCTTGAACAGGTAAGTGCGGAGAAACTTTCGTTAGAGGAAAAAGTAAAAACTTACAATCCTTACGAGTTTGATTACAAAGATGTTCATGGTGTCTGGTCAATTCAACGACTAGGAAAGTTGTTGCTCAATGATTGGACTTCAGATACGGGTGTCTACGACCTAAAGGAACACACGGCTAACTTGGAGTATTTCAAGAAGCGGGCTGAAGAAAATCCAACAAAGCAATTCCTAGTGCCTGTGGACTTTCACTTCTAATACTTGACAAAACAATTTGATAATGCTAAGATGTAAATAACTAAAGAGAAAGGGAAAGTATGTCTACTGCGGTAATTGTAAATACCAAGACTTGTTTTCATTGCGGTAAGCAAGGTTCAGTAGTTGTTTCAGGTGAGGGCTATCTAAAGTGGACGGCAGGTGCTTTCGTTCAAGAGGCTTTTCCTGAACTAGATAAGGAAATGCGTGAACAACTCATTTCAGGCACACACCCTGATTGCTGGATTGCAATGTTTGGAGACGGGCATGATGAATAAGAGTATGAAGGTCTGCCGTGATTGTGGCTGGGCTATCCACCTTGACTTTGGCGTATGGACGGACACAACGGGTCAGTCAGTATGTGGTTTTTCTAACGGAGAGGCTCACGGACACATACCCCAAGCGTGGGGAAAAGTCGCAGCATGAAAAAACATTTTCAGAAGTTGCAGAAGATTGAACCGAAGTGGCTTCGCTGGCTTGTCTACTTTGGTTTGTTTTATTTAGGTTCAGCATTTCTTGGTGGATTGGCGAAGAGCCCTGAAACTTTCAGCGCAGTCATTTTTGGAACTATTGGATACTTTATTGGCAAAAAGCAAAAACCTGCAAAGAAGAAAACAAAGAAAAAAGTTATTAAGGTTGATGAAGAAACGGGAGAGATTTTGGTATGAAAGTAAAAGACTTGAAAGCGCAGTTAGAGGCTTACACAGATGAAACCGAACTTATTGTTGCCTATTGGGATAAAGAAACAGTAGAGGGCTATGGCGCACCTACTATGTCCGAAACCCAATGGTCGTTGGTTGTAGAAGCCTACGAAGACGGAGAGTGGCATTGGCAGGGGTCTGCGGGTGACGACTTCGTTGAGATTGCAGAAAAGGTGGTCGGAGATGAGTAAGCGTTGGAAGGTCACTTTCATTTCCCACTTCGGAACAGAGGTGGAGTCTGAAACCCAGCGAGGTGCGGAGTCAGTTGCCCTAGAGTGGTTGGAGTCCGAATACGGACACGACCTAGCGAGGGCTACCGAGATTGAGATAGAGCCTCTCCCCTAATCCTAATGTAATCTAAATCACAAAAACAATCCCCTATTTCAACTTGACAGGGAATAAACAGTAGTGTATCTTTGTTCTTGTAAGTGATTGAAACCCACTTACTACTCACCAGCAGATTGAAAATCTCAATCTCCTAAGAGACGAAAGGACACCAATGTCTACAAAGGCAAAGGGCGTTGAGCGAAAGGTTGCTAAGGTTGTTGTAGAACAACGCGAAGCAGTTGTCGCTCACGAAAAAAATGTTGTCGCACTTGACGACACAAACGCAAGAGAACTTATCGCAAAGTTCGAGAAGAACAAGAACGATAAGGCAGTAATTGAAGCCGAATACAAGGCTCTTCAGGCAGAAATCTACGGACTTCTTGGTTACAAGAAGGTAGGCGATAAGTGGATTGGTATCGCTGAACAGGGAACTATTGAAGGCGTTGCGGTTGTGAAGGTTTCTTCACAAAGCCGTGAGAACTTCAAGAAGGATAAGTTCCTTCAGGCAAATCCTGAACTTCTTGAACTCGTATTGAGTTTCACAGAAGAAACTTCCTTCACACGCTTGGACACAATCAAGTAATTTGATTGGGAGAAGCCCCCACCTTCGGGTGGGGGTTTTCTCACAAGTAGTTCAGTAAAAAGTAAAAATCTGCGGAAGAGAGAAAATGTCAGAAGAGACGCCAGTAAAGAAGTTGTTTGCCAATGGGTTACACCAATACGAACCAGTATGGAGTGATGACCCTTCTTCACCAAACTATGTTGCCGAAGGTGATGAAGTAAAAATTACTTCAGAGACTCGGTGGATACCAATGTGTCAAAAGAGTGCGGAGAAGGCAGACATAATTACAAACTTTGTCTATAACAGTATTGTTCAACGACTTGCGGGCAAAATCAAAAGAGAGTGTGAAGAGTGTGCGGTCTTGTGTTTCTACGAAGAAATGGAACAACTTGATTACTTACTAATCTCTCACATTTTTCCTGATACAGAGGCTTGACAGAATAGTAAGGGTATGCTATTCTATAACTAGACAGAAAGGGGATTAGCCAAATGGCTGATGAAACACGGACAATAGAAATAAGAGTTACGGAAGAAGAAGTTGATTTCCTACAAATGGGACTCGGCTTATTTATCACAATGCTTGCCACCGACATTGAGGGCTGGAAGAACAAGAACGAAATGTCTATGGAAAAGTTATTCTTCGTAATGGATAAAAAAATGGGTGCTATGAACTTATGGCGCAAAGTTCTGATTAGTGCGGGGGCTGACCCTGACGACATTGCAGAACACATTGCTAACGCCGACAATGACGCAAAGGGGTAATAAATGTTTGCACAAATAATGACAGGTGCTTATGTGGCACTCTCTTGTCTAGCAGTTGCTAGCGGTCTTGCTAAAGACGCAAGAGACCAGCGAAATGCTAAGGCTAGGGGGAAGTAATGACAGATGTTATTGAGTTCTCTCGGACAGTAATGTTCGTAGGCGACTACTTTACTTTGATGACAACAGTTGTCTTAGATGAGTCACTACGACTAGAAGATGAAGGCGACCAAGACTTTGCGGTTCGTGTTGCTTCTATTTTTATGAAAGATTACTACGGATTTGATGTAAAAGCAGTATCCAAGCAAATCGGAGTGATTGACGAAAATGGTGATGAAATAGATGAAGACGAGTTCTAATCTAGACTTTGTAGTTGATACCACCGACAAAATAGATAGCGGTGAGTTAGACGCACACCTACAAATCCTCAAGGACACGATTGACAAACGCCTTGCGGAGATACGAGGTAATCTCAATGCCAGCGACTTTATGATTGGTGACAAGGTTCGTATCAACGAGCGTTGTGGCACTAAGTATCTTGTTGGTGATTACGGCTTCGTAGTTGGAATACGGAGAAGCAAGATTGCTATTACTTTGGAAAACCCGAAAGGAAGGTTTGTTCGTAAGTCGGCGGACGGAACTACGGCGTCTGCCGAAGTTATTGTCCCTGTGGCTATCGTTGATAAAGTTCTGTAAGGTTTCATAAAAAGTAAAATCTTGTAGAATTAGAACACCTAGCCATAGAGTTACCCCTTTCTCGCTATGGCTAGATGAAGAGCGAGACTACCCGACTTGCTCCGCCTGCCCCCGCAACCCTGTCTGTGCGGGGGTTTGGTGTTTAATAATCACCCGTCTAAACTTCCACTACCCTTGGCAATGTGAAGATTATCGCTAAGGACTACCACGCTAATGGTTCAGCCCAGCCGTTCATGGCGGCACTTGTGGATAACCCTGCGGATGGCGACATCAAGTTAGTAATTATGTTTGAGGATAGTGACTATGTTGCGGTCATGTCGCTAGACTATCTTGCTAGGGACGAAGACATCTCTGCAAAATACAATGGTCATCACGGGGATAAATACGAACAACTTCGTAGCGAACTCTGGGACGACTTCGACAACTAAGCAAAAAGTAAAAACTTGCAGAGAGGGATGGACAGATGACAACACTTGCGGCATTTCAGGGTGAAGGCTTTGCAGTTATCGGCTGTGACTCCCGTGCTTCAGATGAGAGTGGCAGAGTCATGGACTTGGCTACACACAAGATTATTGAGAACAATGGCTACCTAATTGCGGTATCAGGTGCAAGTCGAGGCGGAAACATTTCGCAGTTTGGCTGGACTCCACCAGCCCCGCCAAGAACGAACAACTTGGATAGTCTTGACAAGTTTATGACGAAGAAGTTTATCCCGTCACTTCGTAAAGTTTTTATTGCTTCAGGTTACGACATGAAGGATGACGGGGATACGGCTATGCAGGACAGCAGTTTTATTATTGCTGTGCGTGGAGTTATCTACCCTATCTTTGAGGATTACTCTTGGGACAGAGAGGCACGGAACATTTACTATGGCGGTTCAGGCGGAGATGTCGCATTAGGCGCAATGGTTGCTTTAGGAATCGAGAAGGCAACGAAAAATATTAAGCGGGCAGAACAGATTGTGTATAAGTCTGTGGAAATCGCTACCAAGTGGGACGCTTATTGCAGTCCGCCCATCCACGTTAAGACGCAAATCGAGTAGGGCTAGAAACAACTTTTATAGTCTTCCTTCAGCAGATTGCCCTTGACTTTTATCTGCGGTTGTGTTATTCTCTCCGTGTTCAATAAACAGAGAGAAAGGGAATCTCATGGACACAATCTCAATGGGTTATCACTTGCGGGGAAACTTTTATCCACCACTACCACTTGACTACGCAGAGCCAGCAATCAAGGCTTGGCAACTTTATCAAGAGGAAGACTACCAAGCGGTAGTAACGCTTCCTGCGGAGATAGAGCCGCACCCAGCGTGTGCCGTCAAGACAGAGGCAGGTTGGGAAATTACTGCGGGTGACTTGGTAAGAATCCTTAGACTCGACAGGTAATAACTTATAAGTTATAAAGACGCAGGGGCGTTGGCAGAAATGTCAGCGTCCCTTCGCTTTTCTACAAACAACTTTCGAGTGCGTCATGGCTGCGGCAGCATCGCCTAAGCAAAAAGTAAAAATCTGCAAGTGTTAATCCAGGCGAACGCCGGCGAGGACTAACTACAAACAACTTTGGAAGCAAAAATCCAAAAAACCTTGACTCACAAAATGTGAAGACAAATCGGACATTTTTACTGTGAGATAGATTACACTTTTTTAACTTGACATTACTTGGATAAAGTGTTATTGTATTTCTAATTCGGTAGGGGAAAGTCGCTGGTCACCTGAACGCCTAGAACTTGCAAGGGGCGGAAACAATACGACTCCCTACCGAATCTAACAAAGATACTTGACTTTCTAGACAAAAGTGTTATACTTACTAAGTAAGCCAAAAGAAAAGGGGAAACAAAATGGCTGATTTTAGTTTAGTTGAAGAACGAGTAGCGGACGCTAAGGCTATCGCTTTCGATACTTGCCACAAGATTTACTTGCTTATGGATGACGAGCAGGTAGAAACAATGCGAGGTTATGGGTATGACCCGCTGATTACAAATGAAGAAATGACTCCAACACAAATGCTGGAAACTCTCAAGCAATGGTATGCGGGCTCATGCTTCCTACGATTTATTGACGCAGTAAGTACCAACCACGATGACCCTAACTTGGGCTTCGAAACACTAATCGGTCAGGGTGACGATGACGATGAATACGAAGATGAGGATGAGGAGTAAAAATGGGTATCGCAATGGGAACAACAATTACGGTTGAGTTTGACGCTCAACAAATTGCTCAACTGGATTTAGTCCTACAACAAGCGGAGACGTATTTATTTACGGAACCCGGAATGGAAAATCACAAGAAAGGTATTGAGGAGCGAGTCCTTAATATTTATCGGGCACTACACAAGGCGGGGTATAGATAATGGCAAAACCAAAACTACAAGATGTAACTGGCTGGGAAAAAGTCTGGCAAACAGAAAATGTATTGGTAGTTGAGTCGGAGAACTTCTCGGACTTCTACAAAGTAGAAATCAAGGGGCAACCCAAAAAGTATTTCTACGGAGAGAGCGCATGGTCTGCGGTGCAACGCTATGTCGTTGATAAAACTGGCGACATGAGTGCGTGGGGAATCTTTATCTAACTTGACTTTAGTTAGGTAAAGTGTTATACTAACTACACAAACCACAAACAAAGGGGTCACAATGTCTGAACCAACAGTTATCAAATACCTCAACCTTTACGCTAATGGCAAGGTCGTGCCAATGTGCGGTGAGTGCAACAAAGACCTCACGCCCGATGAGGTCGGGTATGGTCACGACTGCGAGGTCGGTGGCTAACACCAAATAATTCCAAGAGCGAGTTGGCGGAAACGCTGGCTCGCTTCTTGCTTTAACCACAAACAATTTCTTCTTCGTGCAAATGCCGCCACTCGACAAATGCAAGTTTTTACTTTTTGCCCGCCAGACATCCTCGCGGTTGGGTCCGGTGCTCGAACTACAAACAACTTTGGAAAACCAAGATGGCTAGTCCAACTGAACGACACGCCTGAAGGTGCTTGACTTCTTGGCAAGTATGTTCTATTATTTACCCAACTTAGAGAAAGGCAGAGTTATGAAGGCAGTTATGATTTATGTGGCTTGCTGGAAATGCGGGCGACAAATGCGTATCAAGCAAGACGACTACTACAATGGGCTGGTCTGCGGTAGTTGCTAATGTTATCAAATTGTTATACAAATCACACCCCTAGAACTTGACTTTAGGGGTAGATGTAGTATTATTACACCAAGACAGAAAGAAAGGGAAAGAAAATGTATGGACTACCTGATAACGCAGTAGTAGGCTTCGGCAAGCGTGCGAAAGGTGCTATGAAAGCCTCAAAGAAGCGTAAGAGCGGTCTTGTCAATGATGAGACCTATGAACTTATGGGTGAGTGGATTACTAGCGGACTCTCCACTTTCTTCCTCTCATTGCGTAAGTTTCCTATCTTTCAGACTAAGGAATACAAAGAGTTTCTGAAGAAGCAGGAAAAGCAGGGATAAGTTAGGATTTGACAAAGCCCTCTTGAAATGCTATAATAATAGAAAGAAAGGGGGGAAACCCAAATGACGAAAGAGACACTAGAAAATCTAGAGTTAGAACAAATTGACTGGTCGGTTGAACGACCACGCTATCTCATTGACTATCCTGAAGACCTATGGAACGAGATTGTTCCCGGGCTATTTATGGGGGGAACTGATGATGACGACACAATTCACGAAATTGCGCTATCAAGTAAGTGCGCTATCACAAAGAAAGACTTTGATACTTGTATCACGGTCTATGCGTGGGCTAACCCTGCGGACTGGTTGGTGAAGGAACTTCGCTACGGATTTTATGACGCAGACCTGAAAGACGCAGACCTTAGAGAAATCTACGACCTTGTGCGAATCGGACACGCAGACTGGAAGCGTGGCAAGCGAGTGCTTGTCCGTTGTCAGGCTGGAATGAATCGTTCAGGGCTTGTGACTGCACTTATCCTTATGAAAGAGGGATACACGGCAGATGAAGCGATTACCTTGATTAGAACGAAGCGTCACCCGAACGCCTTGTTCAACAAATCGTTCGTGAATTGGTTGCGGAAGCAACCTACAAAATAATTCCGACACGCCGAGATAGGGCTTGACTTTATCTCGGCAAGGTTGTATTATTCAGTTATTGGTTGAAAAGCCAATAACCAAATGACGAAAGGACAGGAAAGAAAATGCAAATGCTAATGGATAGAAAGTTTATTGTAAGACGCAGAATTGCGTTTGTTATCGCAGTTGTGTTGGCGGTATCTGCGCTCGCTGGTCTTATGTGGCTAACAGACCACATCAACTGGGTGGGCGACCACTATTGTTTCAAGTCAAGTTTAGAGTGCTTCTTTCCTGAAGGGGGAACAAAGTAATGAGTAAAAAGTGTGCAACAGATAATTGCGAAAGCACCGAGTTGGTTTATTCGGGCGTAGATGCCTTCCTACTAGGTGTGGAAACAGAAAAATGGTGCTATGACTGCGCCAATGCTAAAGCGAAAGAATCTGCAAATGCGGATAACTAAAAAGGGACAAGACTTCCTTGACGCAGAGGGACTCTCGGATAATGACTTCGCAGAGTTTCTACTCAAGTTTGCGTTTATGTCAGATGAACAACTGGCAGAGCGTGACGCACTACCAACAAAAGAAGCACGGAAGGCGTATGTAAAGAACCTTCCACTACCAAAGAGAAAGGCGTCATAATGATTTTAGATACTGGAACGCTGATTGCAATTCTGATTGCCTTAGCGGGTTCGTGCTTCGTTATGGTAGTTTCTATTCGTGCCTACGGAAAACTTATGCGGGAGAACATAGAACTGCGTAAGGAAATGTCGGAACTCAAGTGGAAAGAAATCCTAGAGAGGTAAAAAGTAAAAATGAACCCATTGTCAGACCCAAATGCAATAGTTGATTGTAGTTTGTCCTGCCGTCTGGAGTGGATTGGAGTTTCTTCCAACTTCTTCAACTTCGAGGTTTATACACCTGCGTTGATTATTGTCCTAACTGTATGGATTGTTCGTAGAACTTGGCGTAAGCGAAAGAAGACAAATGACTAAACCCCTATGGGATAAGTTTGTAGAAGCAACTGGTTATGTAAATGACAAGGTTGTAACTATGGAGCCGAACTCAACGCTGTGGAAGAACAGGTTTTATACAGTCGTAAAGACTGTGCTTGAACCTGAACTAGGAGAAGCAAGCGGGCTACATCTTTCTATTCGCCACAACGAACGCAAGGCTGTGCGGGACTGGCGACACTTCCAACGCATAAAGAACGAACTGGCCGGCCCAGAGCGCGAGGCTGTGGAAATCTTCCCACCTGAAAGCCAACTTGTTGATACATCAAATCAGTATCACCTGTGGGTTTTACCTGAAGGAACTACAAGTTTCTTCACTTGGAACGAAGGACGCCATGTTACGGACAAAGCAAATGACCCAAAGACTGCACAATGGTTGCGGGACAAAGGGTTAGACCCGTCTGTAATTCGCAATGCTGTTCAGCGTCCGTATGATGAAGAGCAGTAAAAAGTAAAAACTTACAACCCTTAAGGAGAACTATGAACAATGTAAATGTTGTTTGGACTGCTGTTGTCTCTGCTGTATGCGGAGTTGCATCTTTTATTTCTGCATTACAGTCTAGTATTCCGTTCACGCTGTGTTTCGGATTGCTTGCTCTCACATCAGCAACATTGGCTAGTAGAGAGAAATAATTGAAACACTTTTGCTAAATTGTGGTTTCAGTTGGTAAAATGAGATTAATAGCACAAAAAAAGTTAGTAAATCCACCCTCATACGGCTTTTTGAGCCTATGTTGGTGGTAAAGTAATACCTGTAAGTGAAAGACCTAGTGATGCCAAGACGCATTAGAAAGTAGGTAGTTACACCTATCTCCCCAGAGCGGGTGATACGGGTGGGCTTTTCAAGTCAGCCACCCTGTCCATGTCCCCTAACAAAGGAAATCAAATGCAGAAACTTAGTGGCGGAACTATCGAAAAAATAGTTAGTTTGACTCTTTCGGTCATCTTCCTATCAGTATTTTCGATTTATGTTCAGACATCTAGCGCAACGCAAATGACCAACGAAGATAAAGCAGTAATAGAACAACAGATTGCCAAACAAAAAGAAGTCCTTCGGCAATTAGAACTCAAGAAGTTTGCAGAACAGAAGACCCCGTTCTCAGACGAAGAACTAGTCCGCTTATTGTCAGCGGTCGGTTTCGAGGGCAAAGCCCTTGAAGTCGCATGGGCAGTCGTAAAGAAAGAATCACATGGCCGTCCTCTTGCTTTTAATGGCAACAGGTCTACTGGCGACTCATCCTATGGAATCTTCCAAATCAACATGATTGGTGACTTGGGAGTTATTCGTAGAGACAAGTATGACTTGGCTACCAATGCCGAGTTGTTTGACCCTGTGGTCAATGCCGAGATTGCCTACCTTATGAGTAATCAGGGCGAAGACTGGTCTTCGTGGAAGGTCGGTAAAGGCTATAATGGTCGTGACCAAAAAGCAACCCTAGAGTGGATTGCTAAGTTCCCAAAGGGAGTCGTATGAATAATGAAGAAGTAGAAATCGTGGAAGAAGTTTCGGTTTCTCCGACAACCCCTGCGGTTGAAGAACAAGAAGTTGTTGATAACGCGGATGCTCCAGAGGCAGCAGACGAAGTTGTCGAAGTTATTGAAGAAGAAGTTTTTCCAGCCCAGCCAGTAAAAAGTAAAAAAGTGGAACACGCAGATGTGGTTCAGGCTTTTGCTCAGGCTGCGTGGGTAGGACAAGTCCCAGACATTACAGACGAAGTTCATGTATCAAGCATGGTTTTCGAGAGTAATTCACGGAATTCTCTATCAGTTGCTCAGTTGCAAATTCGTTTAGGCGTCATGGGCTACTCGGACTCATCAACAGACCCGCTTGGTTGGTTTAGTGAAGGAACACGCAAAGCCTTGCGTGACTTCCAGACTTTTGCAGGTCTTCCTATTACAGGAGATGCCGATGAGAAAACTTTAGAGGCAGTATTTACAGGAACTTCAGTCAAAGTAGTCGAATAAACTTCCACAAATAAAAGTCAGCGTCCATCCCTTCAAATAAAATTAAGGGGCTGGGCGCTGATTTTTACTTTTTGCGCCCTGCGCTAGTGCGGAACATGGAAGGACGGCACATGGCTAAGGCAAATGCAGAAAAAGTCAAAGATAAAGATGATGCTCTAATGGAAAAAGCAAAGATGCTTGTCGGTAGAGTTGTCGCTGTATTCGCGGCTTCAGGATTATCTGTTGTAGGAGCAGGTTCTCTTTTTGGTATTGAAGTATGGAAGTCTATTGCCCTTGCGGGTGGTTTGGGTGTCGCTACTGTTGTAGAGGCTTTGTCCCGTGCTTATCTTGCAGATGGAAAACTTACTACTTCAGAAATCAACGATGCTTTCAAGTTAGTTGATAAAAAGAATCAGGCTTCATAAAAAGTAATCCACAAAAAGAGAACCCCTTGGAATTTCTTCCAGGGGGTTTTCTCTTGAAGTTGTTCGTAGTTACGAACTAGCACTCGTGCGGTTTGAGTGCTTGATTGGTTGATACGCCTTTGTCTTTCCGTTTTCAGTTGTTCGGTATCCATAACGAACGAGACGAAAAGCAAGCGCACTTGTTGTTACGCCAAGTAATTTTCCTAAGCGGTAAAGAGTTACGCCTTGCTCATTGTGCGCCTTGTTGAGCAGATAGGTGTATTCCTCTGCCTCTGCACGAAAGCGTGGAGAATTAGAACGCACCTTTTGTGCCAGCGGTTGAAGTTCTTTGAGTCGCTCTAAGATTTCAGGTGTTGGCATTGTGTAGGTGATTGGTGTCTTCTCTGCGTGACGAGGAACGCTAGGCACTAGGAAATAGGGCGGTAGCGGGTCAGTAGAGGGGCTTAGGAGTATTCGCCGTACTGTTTCAGGCGTCTTCCCCAACGCCTTAGCAATTGACTTGTTTGTCCAGCCTTCCTTACTTAGGGCAGTCACATAACTATCACGCACTTTGTTGTCTGCAATAGTTGAAAATAAATCCACTACCTCTTGCGGTAGTGCTTGTCCTTGTTTGATTGGTTTGCCCGCTCGCACATAATTTATCTTTTGTCGTGGTGTTCGTAATGACTCTCTTGCGGAGTGCGCCTTCGCAAGTTGTTCGGGGTGAGTCTTGAAGTTCACTCTTGTCATTGTTGTCCTTTCGTTGTCATTGTGTTTTCTTTTCTTTGTAAAGCATACAGGTTAGTAACCTGTAAAGCAAATCGGATTGGTGTCTGTAAGTTTTTACTTTTTACCACATCTGCCACAAAAAAGAAACCCCGCCTTTCAGCGGGGCTTCCCTTTGCCGATTAGGCTACGAGGATTAGTTCGTAACCCTTTGCCTTCTTTTCTTCCACTTTGTCAAAAGCATAAGCCTTAGCCAAGAACGGATAGAAGAAAACTTTTTCTTGCTTTGCCTGTGGTGCTACTTCTTCTGCCTTACCCCATTGTGTTAGCACCTTGTTGTCGTCAAGGATAACTTCGTAGATTTTCTTCATACCAGCATTGCCACGATTTCCGTCCGACTTCTTGACTAGAATCCACTTCATTTTGGTTTTTCCTTTTGTTCTGTTTTCTAAGCACCCTGTGTGCTTATAGGAGAAAAGTATCGTAGTATTCCAAGCGTGTCAAGTTATAAAAGGTGTTTTTTCTGTGATTTAGACTACACTTTTTGGGCAAGAAAAAACCCCCCTTGCGGGGGGCTTTCCCTTTGCCGATTAGTAGGCGATAACCTTTAGGTGTGAGTAGCACTTGTTCTCTAGGTTATACATAGAGAGTTTAGTACCGCACTCGCAGTATCGAGCCTTGCTGATTGCCTTGATTGGGTTTGTGATTAGGTTGAACCCTAGTGTTGGCTCTGCCCAGTCTTCGGTATCAGGTACGAGGTTGATAAGTGCGATTTCTTCACGAATCTTCTTTACTTGATTGTCAATACGCTTCATTGTGGTTTTTTCCTTTTGTCTTTTAGCCTAACCCCTGTTGGTTTTGCTATTGAGAGAATAATAAATGCTAGTCTTACGCTGTGTCAAGTTATAAAGGGTGTTTTTTCTGTGATTTGTATTACATTAGGAATACCCCCCTTGCGGGGGGCTTCCCTACTGTTTTGTTAGTCCCAGTCCCCACCGTCCCACTCGCCTGTGGATAAAGTTGCTAGTTGGAGTTGGTTGAAACTAGGAATTTCAAGATAGTAGATAGATTGAACGCTACGGGTGCTTGCCTTTGAGCAACCTTCCGCAGTTGCGTGGAATACAACGGTTTTATTTCCGTTAATAGACTTATTAGAGATTGAGATAGTTTCATCGTTTTTCTTAATTTCTCTGCTGCAAGTTCCGCAAAATACTTCTACTTTCTTAGCCATTTTCTTCCCCCTTCGCTATACCGACCCTTTCGGTATTGCTTATAAGAGAATACTAAGTGCTAGTTTACGCAAAAGCAAGTCCAAAACCCTACTTTTTTTGTGGTGTTGGTCACATAGAAAAGCCCCCCTTGCGGGGGGCTAATCTAGGCAAGACAATGACGGGTCTTTGCTTACTCTACTTGAAAACTCTCAAAGATTTCCTGCACCGAATCGTTGAGGGTTTCTATTAGTTCAGCGACTGCCTCATCGCTAAGATTTTCAACCATTTCCAAACTAATTGCTGAACGCCAGATAATTGTTGGCATTTTGTTTCCCTTTCTCGCTTACCGCCCCTTGCGGTTTTGCTTGTAAAGTAACAATAACATTTTTATAACAATAATCAAGACCTAAAAGTGTGGTGTTAGTCACAACAAAAAGACCCCCTTGCGGGGGTCAATTTGTCAGGGGTTTGAGGCTTAGACGCCTACGGCTTCCCGTAGTTTCTTTGCCTCTTCGTCAGATAGCCCCAGCGTTTCGCCTTCATCGCCTGTGCCACCTGTGAAGATTGCGTTTCCGACAATAATGTCTGTACCTACCCCGAATACCGCTTCCCAGATACGGGTAGCGATTGGGTTGATTGGCAAGCCGTCTAACTTGCCTTCTTCATTTACCCAGAGGGTAAGGTTCTCGGATAGGTCTATGGCTTGTACCCAGCCACCTACCCCAGCCTGTAATACATCTAGTTGCCCTTCGCCATTTTCATTGAGTGCTAACTCATTGAGTATGCCGTCAGTCGTTAGTTGTAGTGCGAGCATTTCTTTCCTTTCTCTTTGTCGTTACTTTAGTAATCATACATAATGATTACCTATTTGTCAAGTCTTAGCGTAGTGCCTCTTTGACTAGTGTTACGGCTTCGCTATCTAGCCCGCCGATGTTGTATTGGAATACTTCAGTAAGTGCGGGACGCCCTGCCTCATACCGCTTCCAGTCATAGATAGTAGCGACTGTTCCATTGTCAAAAAGAATAGACCAGTTCACTGTTACTTTGTCACCTTCAGGATAGTAGTCAGGTTCTCCGAATACTTCAATAAGTCTCGCCAGAGTTGTTGTTACATAACCCTTCAGAGAGGTTCCATACTGTACTTCTCTATCTAGTGTGAAAGACATAATTTTTCCCTTTCTTTGTAGTTAGTAATAATCTATCACTTGTCCTAAGTATTGTCAAGTAATCTAGCAGATAACCCTAGCCTTGTCAGAGTTGGAAAGTTGTTTGTAGTTACCTACCCCAGACCTAGCCACTAAATCACCAGAGACATAAACACATCTAACTCTCAGGAAACTATCAGACTTCATAATACATAACTACACTTCAAGAAACCAGACACATCTAGCCCCAGAAAGACCTAGAAAGTTGTTTGTAATTGTTGCTCCCAAAGGCGTAGATTTTTACTTTTTGCTAAGAGGCAAGGCACATTGACTTTTTTAGAAAATAATTTTTGCAAACAAAAATAAAAAATTATTTCTTAAATTAACTTCCGGAAACGATTTAGAAAGTCGCGCCGAACAAGCGGGGCCTTCTCGCAGGCCAAAAGCAGAAATCGTAAATGTTCATATATTTTGATGTATCGTCCAAGTCTTCTAGAGCCGTAGATAATGTATACTTCTAGCAACCAAACTTAGAGGAGTAATTGGGTGGCACAACAGTTTGAGGGTTATTTTCCGCCACACCCTTTACAGCCAACTGAATACGGCATTCTGAGCGTTGCTCGTCTTACAGAACTTGTAGATAGAGAAAAGACTCTAGACAAAGAAGAACGCTGGGTTCGTGGGTATGACCACATCTTTGAGACAAACCCAACTATCAGACTTTTACAAGATAACGGTTCTGTTGCTCACGTTATCAATGACGCTACAGGCAGTAAGCGTTACATCACTGTAAAGCCATTCTTCCTTGAGGTTGAAGACTTTGCTACAGCCACAAATATGCTTCCTGAGAAGCGTCAAGAAAAGATTGTTCGTCAACTTGAAGCAGGAACTCAGAAATCTATTGAGCACGAGTTTATGAAAGGTTACGCTGCACGAGCAAACGGCAACGATAATCAATATCTCACAAAGGCATCTACTCTCAATATTGTTGATTACGGACGTCTAGTTCAGATGCAAGAAGGTCTAGGCTTCCTTGAGTATGCCATTGCTCAATCTCCGATTGGTGAGCAGGGCGTTATTCATATGACCCGTGATATGGCAGCCCTTCTAGGTAGCCAGTGGATTCTTGAACGCCCCGATGAGACGGGAAGAAAGCACCTTGAGACAACCAACGGAACTCCTATTGCTATTGGTTCAGGATATGACGGCTCAGGCCCACAAGTAGATATTCAAACTATTGCTGTGTCTAGCGGAAATGTTTGTACAGTAACTGTAACAACAAGTCACGGACTTGCTGTAGACGATATGGTCACTATTCAGTATGAAACAAATGGTTCTCTTAATAATACTTTCAAAGTAACTGGTACACCTAACGCAACTACCTTTACTTTCTCCACAGTTGGTGTTTCATCTTTTGCAGAGCGCACAAGTCCTGGCATTGCTTTCTTCTCCGAAGACCAAGACCACAAGTGGATGTACGCTACTGGATTAGTAGATGTCAACCTTGGCGCTATCCAAGTTGTCAATGAGAAGCGAGCAGATGGATACGATGTCCACGGCAATAAAAACGACATTATCCTCAAGGCAATTCGTCCTGCTGCCGTTCATCACGAACCTTCCGTTCATTACGGAGTAAAGGTCCAGGTCCACCAGTAACTCCTGTACGCATCTAAAAAATGCTGTACAATAAGGTAATGAAAAAGAAAGTAAGACTCCCAGACGACGAGGTTACTTTTCTATCCGCATTAGATAAAGCCCAAGTACCAGCACGTCTTCGTGCGCTATGGGAAGCGGGCTGGTCTCTCAAGATTATTGCTGATTCTCTCAAACCAGCACGACCAAAATCTACAGTTCACTTTTGGATACTCAATGCTTCTTCAGAGCCACAGCGCAGACCAATACCAACACCTCCGCCAAAGTCTTTGACAGTATCAGCACCTATCAAACACTCTCCTAAGATTCGCTCTATCTCTCCAGGAGTTCCAGAGCATCTCAAACCACGCATCAAAGAACTCTCGCTTCTTTCACGACGCTATCGTGCCAAGAGCGACCCTAACAGCGACCTAGCAGTTGCCAACAGGGAACTTACAGCACTTGCCTTGAGCCTCTACAACCGAGGAGTACCAGCAGCGGAGATTGCCAAGGTTGCGGGCGTTACCTATAGGGCTATGGCTAGGAGAATTGCTAATGGCTAGAACCTATAAGACAGCATCAGGGACTTATTCCGAAGACCAACTTGTGATTGCCGTTTGGGTCAACCCAAAGCGAGCCAATAAACGCTCTCAGGCTCGCCCACTTGAAACTCTTATTTCAGAGAAGTCCAATATGCCCTTAGCCTTTCCGCTTGAGACGCTTCAGATGATTGACTCTTGGATGTATTGCCCAGTAGCGAAAACTTCAGAAGATATAGATGAATGGCTCGTTGTTGGAAAAGCCAGCAGAGAAAAGCCGTTGCTAGTCTCTCTTACACTAGCCAAAACCTTTCTTGGCTGGGATACTTTCTATGTACCTCTAGAGTATACGGAGAAGTAGTGAAAAAACTGGCTGATGTTTTCCCAGCAGTAGTAGCAATAGCCCCACCTGACTCTTTGGAGTCCATCGAGGAGTTCACCCCTAGAGGTTTCTCTCCTCAAGGAACTCGCAGAGTAGACCGCTCAAGGATTGTCATTATTGCTGATTTACTTATTATTGCCGTTGACTCAGAGTCTGGTCCTAAAACAGTTTTCAATGAAAGATGCGTCTTCTATAGCAAGGGCGATGACAAGGTTCATAGAGCAATTACAGAGACAGGAAAAATCCTATCGTTTCGTAAGGAAGATAATTGCGGCTGTGGGTCTAGGCTGGGTGCGTGGAATCCAATAAAGGAGATAAATGCTTGAGTTAGTTTTAGGCGGTTTGGCTACCTATCGCCTCACAAGACTTGTCACAAAAGATGAAATATTTTCCCGTCCACGAAACTGGATATGGAAGAAGTTCCCGCCAGAGAAGAATTGGTTTGGATACTTGTTTACTTGTACTTGGTGTACAAGCATTTGGATAGCATTACTTCTTGTATTATCTAGTATCATTATTCCCGTAGTAACTTTGGGGATAGAAACCGTATTAGCGTTTTCTGCCTTAGCAGGACTGTTGACCGCGTATGAGGAAAAGCAATGACCCTCATATTCCGTAACATAGACGAGGAGTTATAAGTGGGCGTATTTAGCCGTGGTGATGAACCAGTAGAGTCAACACCTTCTCCCGTCGCAAAGAAGTCAACACCTCGTCGTAAGCGCCAAACAAATCGTTCTCGTCAAGTAGTTATCAATACAACTCCACCTAAAGTTTCTGGACCAGCGTCCGTATTTTTATCTTCTAGTAATCAAGCGCAGTCAGTAGCGTACTCAACACCTCGCACTTTGACAGCAGCAGCAGTCCAAGTAAAAGTAAATGACAAGGGTGAATACGAACAATTCAAAACACGTCGCTCCGCTGCATCATCTGCGTGGCAAGCAGAAGCGTGGGAGTACTACGACGCAATTGGTGAAATCAAATATGCATTCAATCTTGTTGCATCTGTTGTTTCTCGTATTCGTATCTATGCAGCAATCAATGAAAATGCAGCAGAAGCACCAATTCCAGTTCGCAACTCTTCACATCTAGACCCACGACTTGCTGCCGCAGCAGAGCGTGCACTTGCACGACTTGATTCAGCATACGGTGGACAAGCAGGTCTCCTCAAAGATGCTGCTCTCAATCTCTCTGTTGCTGGTGAATGTTATTTAGTACAGATGCCAGAGCGTCCAGGTTCAGGCCTACCTGAGTCTTGGGATATTCGTTCTGTTGATGAAGTAACTCTTGATGCTGCTGGTGGATTCAATGTTATTGGCCGCCGTGAGCAAACTGTTGGTAATGGAAAGAATAATCCGCAGAACCGTTTAGGTCGTGGTGCATTTGTTGGTCGTATTTGGCGTTCACACCCACGCTACTCAGATGAAGCAGATTCATCACTTCGTGGTTTGCTTGATATGTGTGCAGAACTTCTTCTGCTCAACCGTACATTCCGTGCCACTGCACGCTCTCGCCTCAATGCTGGCGCACTTTATCTTCCAGATGGTTTGTCAGTTGCTGCACAAGGCGACCCAGATATGCCATACGACTCAGATAATGAGTTGAATCCAAACTTTGTTGCTGAAGAAGCAGAAGATGAATTTGAAGAGCAACTTATTGATGCGATGACAACTCCTATTCGTGATGAGGAGTCAGCATCAGCAGTTGTTCCACTTATTATTCGTGGTCCAGCAGAACTTGGCGACAAGATTAAGCAATTCAAGTTCGAGCGTTCATTCGACCCAGCGCTTGCTGAGCGTTCTGACCGCGTACTAGAGCGTATCTTGCAGGGACTTGATGTTCCAAAGGATGTTGTTACAGGACTTGCAAATGTAAAGTACTCAAACGCTCTACAGATTGATGAAGCACTCTATAAGGCACACATCGAGCCACTTATGTTGCTCATTTCAGATGCTTTAACAGTTGTTTATCTTCGCCCATATCTTATTGCTCAGGGATTTAGCCAAACAGATGTTGAAAAGATTGTTATTTGGTATGACCCATCAGCGGTTGCAACACGCAATGACCGTGCAGCAGATGCAGATGCTGGTTTAGACCGTAACGCAATCTCTCTTGACACTTGGCGACGTGCTCACGGCTTCTCAACAGCAGATGCACCAACACCGAACGAACTTGCTATTCGCTTACTGGCAGAAAAGGGAGTTATTACTCCTGAACTAACAGAGGCAATGCTTGGAGCGATTGCTCCAGAGATGATGGAAGCAGTGAAGAATGCTCAGCAAGCAAATTCTGTTGCTCCAATTCCTCCAGCACTAGAAGAAGTATTGAAACAAGCAACACAAACACCATCTGCTGAAGCGCCACAGGCTCCAGCAACACAAGAAGGAGCACAGTAAATGGCAGTAGAGAATCCGCAACTTGTTGAGGCACTCACAAAGGTATTGGGTAATGAAGTTGTTATGTACTTCAAGGCTCACGGGCATCACTGGAACGTTGTAGGAAACGATTTTTCACAGTTCCACGCATTCTTTGCCGAGATTTACGAAGATGTATACGGTTCTATTGACGATACAGCAGAAGATATTCGTAAGTTAGGTGCTCCAGCGCCTTATCGCCTTGTTGAGTTTGCTCGTGCATCAGATATTCAGGATGCACAGGTTGGGCAGAACGCTATGGCGATGTGCAAAGACCTTTACGATGCAAATGAAATTATGTTGAACTCTCTCAAGATGACTTTTGATATTGCTAATCAGAGCAACGAGCAGGGAATTGCTAATTTCATTGCTGAGCGCATTGATATGCACCAGAAGTGGCGCTGGCAACTCAATGCATTCCTTACTTCAGAAGAAAAAGCGAATTACGAGTTCTAAAAATGGCACAAGACTGGGTTGTTTTCTTAGATAAGGCAGACGAAGCAGGTATTACTGCCGCTGCTGGTTCTAAGCCTGCCCCAAAAAAGGACCAGATAAAAGGTTCTAGTAAAAATGCTAAGGGTTCTGCTTCTGGAAGTAGAAAAGTTGTTTTTAGTAAGGCAACTGAAGAATCTCTGAAGAAGAAAGTCCAAGAACACAATAAAAAAGCATCAGCAGGACGCAAAGCAACTCTTGGAATGCTCAAGGCTGTTTATCGCCGTGGTGCTGGAGCATTTTCTACTTCTCACCGCCCAGGAATGACTCGCAATCAGTGGGCTATGGGTCGTGTAAATGCTTTCCTTCGCCTACTTAGTTCTGGAAGACCAAAACACTCTAGTTACAAGTCAGACAATGACCTTCTACCTTCAGCGCATCCAAAGAGCACAAAGGGTGTTACTGCTTCAGGAGAAGAATTTGATTATGAAAATGAATTATCAGTAGAAATTCTTGATAAAGAATCATACGAATATCCAGAAGACGCAATTGTTGCTATGGCAGAATACTCTGGCTTTGGTTATGAAGCAGAGACAGCAATTCGTGCATCTTGGCTTCGTGGTGTTCGCAATGGAGATGACCCATTCAAGCGAGCAGCATTATTAGCATCTCTTGGATATGAAAGTTTAGACGCAGACCTATTACCAGCGATTGAGGAAGAATGAGCAGAGTAATTCGCCGCTTTAGTTACGCACTCTCACCAGAGGGTAAGCGTGCTGCTGCTATCCAACAAGCACATAAGTTGCGTGAGGCTGCCATCTCCGTCATTGATTCAGTCAATGCTGATGCATCTACTACTCGTAAGATTACAAAGCGCTCTGCGTTTCAAGTAATTCAGCGCTCACTGTCACAGACAAAAAATTTGCCATTCTCTCTAAGAGAATATATGGCTATTAAGGAATTATCACAATACATCAGCCTTCTACAGAATAATAAAGTTACATCTCTTACTCTTTCACACACAGACCTTCTTCCAGTAGCGCACCCACGCTCTACAAAGCGTCACGCTATGACAGCATCTGCTCTCAAGGAAGCAAAGGCTCGTTGGTATGCAGATGATTTGAGAATTAAAAACCCAGAGACTCGCTCCATTGTTGCTTCTGCTCTTCTTGCAGATGCTGGCTCTGTAGAGCGTACTTATTACACAAGTCTTTTATCTTCACTTCCACAGGGAGAAATCCCTCGTGACACTTTGATGGCACTTACTGCTGATGGAAACTCTTCAGCAGAGCGTTCACTTCGTGCTCGCTTACAGCGCCGTGACCGCTTAGGACGCTTTGCATTCCAAGGTGGAGGAATGCGTGCCTTTATTCGTCGTGCAGATGGCGGAATCTTTTCTCTACTTGGAAAGCCAGTCGCTGACTCACCAACAAATGAAGACAATGTTCAGGTAGAACTTCCAGACGGACGTATTGTTGAATTCCCATCTTCACAGTCCGAGTATGTCAAAGCAATTATCAATCCAACTAAAGATGGATATAGCGCAACACCTGCAAAGGTTTCAAGTTCAGACCCAATCCTCAATGAAGCAGACCTAAAATTTGTTGAAGCACCTGCTGGCTGGGAAAAGAATAAAGATGGCGGATTTGATAAGGGTGGATTCCGAGTAAGTGTTGGTAATGGAAATAAATTCCTTTTTAGAATTGGTCCAAATGGAAATCTTCTTGGTTTAGTTAGAGGAGACGGTCCTTCTGGCGCACATAGCAGTTGGTCAGATGTTCTTGACACAATTGATAAAGAAGATGCTAAAGCAAACGGTCCTATTGGTGGAGGACGTCACGAAGGTGTTCCAGAGGGTTGGAGCAATGATGAATTTACATTCTTCACTCCTAAAAATGATGAAAATGGAAAGCGCCTTGATTATGTCAATGGAAACTTCCAAGCAGACATTCAGCCAGATGGAAAAATCCGAGTACGCTCATTCAACAATGTAAATGATGTACAGACATTTGATAACTGGGACGCAGTAGAGGCTGCCTTACCTTCAATGCAGGAAGAGTATGCAAAGAAGACTCGTGAGCAAATCAAATCCTTTATGAAGGATTATGGATTTAGCCAAGAACAAATTGATGCTATTGACACTATGTCAGAAGAAGACATCAAGAATTTCTTTACAACAGAAAATAAGAATGCTTTCCCAACTAACTTCTGGAATGATTTTGAAGATTGGTCTACATCTGCTTATGTAGATTTGCCAAGTCAAGCACAAAAACAACGCTGGGCTTCTTTTGGTAAGTTGATGGGTAACACTCGTCGTGCTGGTGATTTCCCTGAGAAAGGTTCATCAGAGAAGAAGGCGACTATTCCTCAGCAGCAAGCACCGCAAGCACCGCAAGCACCGCAAGCACCTGAGAAAAAAGATGGAAACAAGTTCCAGTATAAGTATCCAAATCAGGTATACAAGATTGCTCCAGGAGTTGACTACGACCCACAGGGACGTGAAGACCAAGAGAGCCCTGACTACACAGATGACCCAACAGAACTTGCTCAGCAGTTTGATGAGCGTGACCTTGTTGCTGCTCTTGAAGAAGCCGTAATTCCAAAAGAAGAGGGTGATGAAGCAACTGGTTATGGTGTTTTAGGTTTCTCTCGTGGAGATGAATTTGTTCCAGCAGATGCGCTATTCCTTGCTATTGATGAAGCAGGTGGCGATGCTCCAATGGAACTTGCAAAGATTTATGACAAGAAATCTGGCGATACTGCTAACGAAGATGCACTCAATGCGTGGCGCAAGAAAGAATCTGTAGGAGAAGAAACACCTACAGTTGAAAAAGCATTTGAGCGTGCTACAGGCGAACCATCTTCTGATGAAAAGCCAGCAATGCAAGAACCTGCATTTGATGCAGCAGAGATGGATAAGGTTCCACTACCTACTTTGCTTGAGGGTATGAGCCAAAGTGAAATTGATAAGTATATGGAGACAAAGGACCACACTCCATATCTACCTAAGAATGAAGATATTCCAATGCCAGAGGGGTATCAGGCTCTTAGCCCAGAACCTTATGCTGCTTGGAGAGAAGTAACTCCAGAAAATCCTGATGCAAACCTTCCAGAAGGTTTCAGCGATAATCCTGTTTATCTTGCACAATCATTCAACAAAGATGAATTAGTTGGTGAACTTCGCCGTGCTATTGAGCCAGGCAATGATGTTCCTGGTTCATCTGTTATTGAACTTCCTACAGAAGATGGCGACAAGTTTGTAGCAACAATCCCAGGTGAAGCAGTTCGTGATGCGCTTCAACTACAAGGTGAAGACACAAACAAACTTATCAAAGATATTGCTGATGAAGGCTTTGCTGGTCAGAAAGATGAAATTGCAGAACTTCCAGAAGAAGCACCAGTTGCTGAAGAAGCACCAAAGGCTGCACCATCTGTACTTGAGTTGCTTCAAGAAGAAGGAGACCGTGCTGACGAACTCGAAGGCGAAGGCGATGGTATGCCTCGTGG